CGTGTGGGCTACGCGGTGCTCAACGCGGTCTGGTACGGAGTCCCGCAGTTCCGGGAGCGCATCTTCTTCATCGGCATACGCGACGATATCGAGACGCGCCCCTCGGCGCCCGTGCCGACGCACAAGGCTGTGCGAGATGTCTTGGCGCAGCGCTTGCAATTGAAGCGAGCCTTCAGGCGCTGATCCTGGCGCCTGCCCCGGAGACTTCCCAGATGGCAAAGTTCGGTTCCCACATCAGCCTCACGCCGGATGAGGTCAAGTCTGGCCGCGTGCCTAGCGATCTGGGGCGGTGGTCTGAAGAGCTGGACGCCCGGCTGGAAGTGGCAGCACGAAGGGCGACCCAGACGCCCAAGTCTCGGGACATGAAGATCGAACCAGGGACATCGACCATCAGCCCGTTCTGCGCGACGGTGCTGATGCAACGGATGCGCGCGATCGAGACCGCGGCCACCAAGTTAGCCGCGACCGCCGCGCGCATCGGCACCAACGAAGCTAAGCTCGACGATCTGGAGGGGCCCTGCGACGACATCGAGAAAGCGCTCGCGCCCGGGGCGACGCAGGCCCGGCGCGCGCAGTTCTCTCGCGAGCGCCTGATCCTCGAAGCCGCGGAGAGCAGCCGCGACCGGCTATACGAGCTGGGCTGGGAGGCCATCGTCCAGCGCGATCGCAACCAGGAGTGGCTCGACAACTTCATGGGCGAGGCGGCGGCGCAGCACCTCCGCGCCATCGGCATCGCCTGGAGCACGAAGAAGCTCCTGTACGCGGTCATGTCGGCCTCGTACGAGATCCCGCGCCACGAGGGCGTCCGGGCGCGCAAGCGCCGCGCGAAGCTGGTCCGGCGGCGCCTCACCGAGGCCACGGTCGAGGCGAAGCACCTGCTCGCCTCCAACGGACTCGATGCCAGCTCCAGCGAGGAGCTGGCAGCGACCTGCCGATCAAGCTCGACATGATGGTGATCGACCGCGCGATGAAGTCGCTGGAGCGGCGGAAGTGCGCGCTCTACCGAGCCTCGGTCGATGCCCCCGACAGCGAGAAGATCTGCGACGACAGCCTCGCCGATATGCTCGGCGAGGAGCACTTCGGCGGGTTCATGGAGTTCCCCACCGAGATCACCGGGATCACGCACGGCAAGGGCGCCGAATACGTCTTCGCGCCGCGGTGGCGCTACAAACACCCGTGGGTCGCCGTTCAACCCTGCGCCGAGAAGTTCAAGAGGAAGACCTACCTCGGCGTCTACCTCGGCGACTTCGCGACCAGCGCCGGCGCCGCAAGGAACCCCAAGACCGGGGTGCTGGAGATCCGCATCGGGCACCACAACCCGGCGATCTGGATCCCCGATCTCGACGAGGTCGTCTGGGGCATGGGCTCGTGGTGGGGCACGCTGAAGGGGCCTGACGACCTGCGGAAGATCACCGGGCAGGGGATCCAGCCGTCCTGGTACATGCGCGCGATGCGCGGCATCGCCGGCATCGTTCCGCTGGTCTGGACGCACGACACCTTCAAGCTCATGAACGCCGAGCGCGAGATGATCGACGCGCCCTGCCTCAAGTCGAGCGCCGAAGGGCGCGACGCCGAGATGCTCTTCTTCCACATGTGGCAACGGTGTGAGGCCTGGCACTGGCAAGCGCGGCACACCCGCGAGGTCATCGGCGAGCCCATCGACCAGGGCGTGTGGAACGTCGGTCCGCACGCGAAGGACGAGGCGATCGCCGCCTGCGAAGACTGGCTCGCCGCCCGGCGCGCCGAGACGCCAGAGGAGGGGAAGTGAGGGGCGACGCGGCGCGAGGGATCGACCTCGACAACGGGGAGGTGCTGGCCCTGATGACCGGCACCGCCACCGTCGCTTCTGTTGGGCTGGGCAGATGCCCGACGGATCGAGCGTCGACGCCGAGAACGACGCGCTCCACCGCTTCAGCGATACCTGCCCGTTCGGCAAGCCCGGCGACGCGCTCTTCGGCCGCGAGTGCTGGACGTCGTTCGCGACCGGTACCGAGCCGCTCAACGCCGAGGTCCACTACCTGGCCGACTACGATCACGGAGACATCGCCGAGCGACTGCGTGCGCGGCACCTTCTCGCGGGGGACGTCTATCCCGGCGGCGGGCGACTCTGGCGGCCCGCCGCCGGGATGCCCGAGTGGGCATCCCGGATCGCAACCTCGGTCCTCCACGTCGAGGCGATCGACATGAAGAACCTCTCCCCCTTCACGCTCGCCAAGTGCGTCCCGCGGCTCGACCTCCCGAGGGAGCGCTGGTGCTGGCGGATCGGCCTGGGTGCCATCGTGATTCGCGAACCGCAGTCGGCGAGCGCGAAGACGATGGGCGAAGCGCGATTCGCACCACGCGCCGACTAGACCTCGGCCCGCCGTCGCGAGACGATAGCGGGCTATGGCGAAATCGAACTCCGGCGACATGCGCGAGTGGGATGCAACCTTCAACGGCGCATCCAACGTGGTACAAGCTCCATCCTGGTTTTTGGCCCGTCACCTCGGGGCCAAGGCTCACGGAGCGGATCCGACCGACGTGGTCGTGGTTCCGCACGTCAAGGCTCTCCCTCCAAAGAAAGCTCGCGAATGAAGACTCACGGGGAGCTGAAGCTCGTCGGGCGCAAATGGAAGATCGACCTGGCGAAGGCCCCCCACGTCGCGGTGCGGCTGCGACGTCTCTTCGAGCGGATCGACAAGGCCGAGCAGGGGATCCTGACGCTGACCGCCACCCCCGAGACGACGCGCGAACTCGTCTGGTTCATGCAGCGGTACCCCCTCGTCGTCGACGAGGGGACGAAGGTGAAGATCGACGCCCTCGTGCTGGATCACAAGCGCCGCGAGGTCGTCGTCGACAAGATCATCACCGGCGCCTACGTGCCCCCGCTGGTCAAGGCAGCCATCCCGCTGCGGCCCTATCAAGAGGTCGCGGTGGGGATGGTCCTGGCGACCGGGCAACTGCTGCTCGTCGACGACGTCGGGCTCGGAAAGACGGCCTGCGGCATCGGGGTGGCGCTCGACCCGCGGGCCAGGCCGGCGATCATCGTCACGAAGACCGATCTGCCGCTTCAGTGGGCGAAGGAATTCGGACGCTTCGCCCCCGACCTGAAGGTTCACATCATCAAACAGGGGCAACCCTACGATCTGACCAAGGGGCCCTATGACCGGCGCCTTCGCGACTACACGCGCGTGCCGTTCCCCGACATCGTCATCCTGAACTACCACAAGCTCGACGGCTGGGCGCACACGATGAGCCAGTGGGCACGCAGCATCATCTTTGACGAGGTGCAGGATCTGCGCATTCCAACCAGCGCGAAGTACAGATCCGCGCGGTCCATCTGCGAAGCTGTCGACTTTCGACTCGGCCTCTCGGCGACGCCCATCTACAACTTCGGCGGCGAGATGTTCCACGTCATCAACATGATCGCGCCCGATTCGCTAGGCACCGTCGCCGAATTCGCGCGCGAGTGGTGCGGCGGGGAAGAGTCGCTGAACAGCAAGCCGAAGATCAGCGACCCCGACGCGTTCGGCGTCTACCTGCGTGACCAGGGGCTCGTGCTCCGCCGCCGGCGCGAAGACGTGGGGATCGACCTTCCGCCGCTGGAAAAGAGCGTGCAGTTCTGCGAGAGCACGACCGACGCGCTCGAAGCCGTGGGCGACCGCGCCGCCGAGCTGGCGCGCGTGATCCTCGCGCAGACCGGCTACTCGCCGCAGCAGAAGATGAAGGCCTCTGCCGAGCTGAGCTGGCGCCTCCGCCAGGCGACGGGCATCGGCAAAGCACCCTTCGTCGCTGCCTTCGTGCGCATGATCGTCGAATCCGGGGAGCGCGTGATGCTCTACGGCTGGCACAAGTCGGTCTACGCGATCTGGGCTGAGCTGTTCAAAGACCTTGAGTGGACAAAGCCAGGCGACGCCGAACCGAGCAAGGTGCAGCCGTGCTGGTTCACCGGCGACGAGACCGGGCCGGAAAAGGAGAAGTCGAAGCAGGACTTCATCTCCGGCGAGAGCCCGCTCATCATCATGTCGCTCCGCGCCGGCGCCGGCATCGACGGCCTCCAGAAGGTCTGTCGCGTCGTCGTCTTCGGAGAGCTTGACTGGTCCCCCGGCGTTCACGAGCAGTGCATCGGCCGCCTCTATCGACCTGGCCAGAAGGAACCGATCATCGCCTACTTCCTCGTCTCTGAAGAAGGGTCCGATCCCGTGGTGCTCGACACCATCGGGCTGAAGAAGGCGCAGAGCGACGCGGTGCGCGACCCCGGCGCCGACCTCATCGAAGGCCTCGACGTCGAGTCAGGGCACATCAAACGACTCGCCGAGGCATACCTCTTGCAGCGGGGCATGCCACCGCAACGCACCCGAGAACACGCCTGATGAAAACGCTCTTTCCTGTCCCCCCCTATCCGCACCTTGCCGGCCCCGTCGCTCTGCTCGTCGCCGGCAAGGTGGTCGGATCGGTGATCCCTAGTTCTCCGCCCCTCATCGCCACCCCGGTGCAGCTCGCCGAGATTCAGCTCGCGTACACCTCGGAGCCCCGTCCGTGAGCCACCGCAAGATCAGCAAGGGCGCTCGCGCAGCGCTGCTCGCTCGCTTTCCGCCCGACGGCTACGTGCTGGTCACTGGGCTCGACCAGACGATCGGCTACCTCGTCGACGGGGACTGGGCGACCATCGTCCACCGCGAGGCGACGATCTACCCGACGCGCGAAGCCGCCGGCGCCGCGCGCGCGGCCTACATCGTTTCGTGGCGAGAAGGCCTCGTCGAGCACATCGACGAGCACATCGACGAGCACATCGACGAGCACATCGACGAGCACATCGACGAGCACATCGACGAGCACATCGACGAGGAGACCTTCTCCGCCGATATGCGCGCCTACTGGCGGACCCGGATCCTGGCGATCGACGCCGACGATGGGACCGGTGACCCCTTCTCGAAGACGTCAGTCGACCCGTGGATCGAGCCCGTACAGGTGGCCGCCCACTTCTGCGACAGACCCGACACCCAGATCCGACCCTACGTGCTCTGGCAGGTTATCGACTGCCCACCGCCGACCCCGGCGACGCCGAACGAACGCTCCTCGCGCGCGCCGAGCTTCGTCATCGCTCTTCGAGCCATGCCCGGAGAAGAGGGCTATCGGGACCGCTCATGTCGAACGAGAACCCGTCGTTGTAGATGGTGTTGCCGAGGGACTCGGCGATGGTCTTGAGCGCGCGCCTGGCAATGCCGAGGTCGGCAAACCAGTCGATGGTGCTTTTGTTCGGGTCGACCCAGTCGATGTGCAGCAGCGCCCCGCCATCGGGGGTCGCGCGCCGCACCTCGTACGACACGATGTCGTCGACCGCGGCGCGGCGCGCGCCCTCAGCGTCGAGCGCGCTGCGCAACCAGCGGATCTGCTCGGTATCGAGGAGCTTCACATCAGGCAAGGGGATGTCGGGCATGGGCGCGGAATTTACGCCGGGCATGGGCGCGTGTCCCACCGACCTCTCCCGTGGCTGGTCTTTCGGTTCGGGCCGTAAAACGCCTCCCCCTGGAGCCCGGGGCGCCACGTGCTGCGAAACGTGTGCGGGCGAAGGCAGAGCACCCACTTGTACTGGTTCTTGCGACCCAGCCGGCGCTGGATGCCGATCCGCTCGACGTGCTCGGGCTCATTTCCGAGGTGCGCAAGATGGTGAAGGCCGGCAAGAAGTCGGGCGAGGCGCAGTTCTGCGTGGGAGCGGATCGTCGCTTCGACCTGCGTCGAAGCGACGATCCGCCTCCCTATCGGGTCTACCGGGTCGACGCCGACCAGCTCACGAAAGCCGCCGAGGTGCCGGCGCCGGCGGTCTAGACGACGCTGGGTGCGAAGCTCGACAACCTCGAACAGCTCCGCGAGGCCGCGGCGAAGGTCGAGTGCGGGACAGGCGGGAGCATCAAACCGATCCTGGCTTACGAGCAGGCGCTGGATGACCTCGTGAAGTCGGTCCAGTTCACGTCGCCTCGGGCGCCGACCGACGCCGAAATCGACAGCCTCTCGGTGGTGATGGTCAACGTGCTGCGCCACGTGGCCCCGGGATCCCATCCGCTGGAGGATCTCAGGTGGGGCGAACGGCTGGGGATTTGGCAGCAGCACGTGCGCTCGTTCCTGGACGGCTACCCCGTGAATCCACCCGAGGAGCCGCACATGGCGACCGCGCGGGTAGCGGTGCGCGAGGCCGCGCGCGCGATGGGGATCGTGGTCGCCGAGATGAAGCTCTAGTACCTTTCACCCTTCGCTCGCGAGAGCTGCTCCCCGCTGCCGGAAGCTATGCCCCTATGACCGAGACCGAGACCGAACCGCTCGACGTACGAGCCGCATCCTTTCCTCCCAGGTACAAGATCCACAAATACTGGGGGAAGAAGCCCGGCAACGTCATCGCCGCGCACATCGAGCGGTTCGCGCCGCCGGGCGCGCCGGTGCTCGACCCCTTCGCCGGATCCGGCGTGGTGCTGGCCGAGAGCCTCATCGCGGGCCGCCGTGGGATCTCCGTCGACCTGAACCCGATCGCCGGGCTGATCACCCGCGTCACCGTCGAGGGAGCCTCCCCCGCCGCCGTGCGCGCCGCGGGGGAGGCTGTCCTCGCGGGCCTGGCACCGCTGCGGCGCGACCTCTTCGGCCTGGCCTGCCCGAGCTGCAAGACCGACGGCGAGGTCATCTGGACCTCGTTCCGCGGGAGCGAGCCCGTCGAGGTCGTCGTCGACTGCGTGACCTGCGGTCCGACGCGAGGCGCGCACGCCTGGCGCCTGCTTCCGGACGCAGGCGCGTTTCCCGACGGCGAGATCTACCGTGGCTGGCAGATGCGTAAGCTGGAGCGCGCCGGCATCACGCTGTGGCGCGAGCTGTTCACCGAGCGGAACATGATCGCCATCGCCCACATTCGCCGCGCGATCGACCTCAGTGTGGTCACCGACGATCCCCTCGTCCGCAGGGCGCTGCTCGTGTCGTTCACCGCGCACCTCGCGCAGGCCTCGCGGATGATCAGCGACGCCGGCGACCGCGGGGGCGGCCCGAGCTGGAAGCTCAACTCGTTCTGGCTGCCGAAGAACTCGCGCGAGCTGAACCCCTTTCGGTACTTCGCCAACAGGGTTCGGGCGACCGTGGCGGGGCTCTGGGACATGCAGGCGCATATCGGCCGGCGCGTCGTGGATGGCGTCGACTACGACATCTGGACGCAGTCGGCCGACACCCTCGGGGATCGCCTCGATCGCGGGTCGATCGGCTACATCTTCACCGACCCTCCCTACGGCGGCGAAGGCATCCAGTACGGCGAGCTGTCGATGCTCTGGAACCTCTGGAGCGGCGACGCGATGGCGCTGGAGCGCGAGGTGGTCTTCAACCCCCGCAGGAACAAAGACGCCGCCGACTACGAGCGCGGGCTCGGCGACTGCCTGGCTCCGAGCTTCGACGCCCTCACCGCTGGGGGGCACATGTCCGTGACCTTCGCAAACAAGGAGCCTCGCTTCGTCGACGCGCTCACGCGCGCGTGCGCGCGCGTCGGCTTCTCGCTCGTCAGCGAAGCTACGATGGCGCCCTCGGCGCCGAACATCACGCAGATGCTTTGCCCTGAAGCTCCGAAGTTCGACCAGATCCTGAACTTCAGGAAACCGACCGCGCCGAAGCAGAGCATCCAGGCCTACTCGCGTTCGGATTTTTAGCTGATGTCGTTGCCGTTCGATCCCGACGAGAACAACGAAGAGCTGTTCGCCGACGCGAGACGCGCGCGAAAGGCCCGCGTCTCGCTCGCTCGCGTCGACGGCGCCATCTTCAATGAGCTGGTCCTCCGCGACGAAGAAACCGGCAATCCGGTCACGAACGCTCCGGTGCATGTCGAGATGCACCACGAGATCGACAAGGCACGTCGACTCGTTCTGTGGAGCCACATTGAGAGCGGGAAGACTCAAGCGATCACGGTTGGTCGCACGCTGTTCGAGCTGGGCAAGAATCCGAACCTCCGGATCTGCATCGTCAGCAACACCGGTGGGCAGTCGGTCAAGATCGTTCGGACGATCGCGAAGTACATCGAGTCTTCCGAGGAGCTGCACCGCGTATTCCCGCATCTGCGACCGCGCACGCCGTGGACGCACAACTCGATCACCGTCGAGCGGCAGACGAAGGCGAAGGACGCGAGCGTCACGGCCACCGGCGTCCACGGCGCGGTGCTCGGCGCGCGCTTCGATCTCCTGATCCTCGACGACATCCTCGACTACGAGATCACGCGCACCGAGATCCAGCGCGACGAGCTGCTGAAGTGGTACCTGTCGACGCTGTCGGGACGCGTCACCGCCAACGGCCGCATCATCGCGGTCGGCACGGCGTGGGACAAAGACGACCTGATGCACACGCTTTCTCGAAAGAAAGCGTTCAGCCATCGGCGCTTCGGCGTGCTCGATGCCGAAGGCAACCCGACATGGCCGGGCCGCTGGCCGCTCGCGCGCATCATCGAAAAGTTCGAGGAACTCGGGGAGATCGAGGGCACCAGGCAGCTCAAGTGCATCGCGCCCGACGCCACCACCGAGCGCTTCAAGCTCGAATGGATCCAGCTCTGCCTCAACAACGGCGACGGCTACGACCTCGTGTCGAGCATCAACGTCAGGGATCTCCACGAGGGCGCGTTCGTCGTCGTCGGCGTCGACCTCGGGTTCACGAAGACCCGCCATGGCGGCGCGAAGACCGTCTTCTTTGCGCTGCTCTTCTATCCCGACGGGATGCGCCAGGTGCTGTCGATCGAGGCCGGCAACTTCTCGGGCCCCGAGATCGTGATGAAGGCCCTCGACTACCACCGGCGCTTCAGCGCCAACGTCTACGTCGAGAGCAACTCCGCGCAGCGCCTGATCCTCGATTTCGCGCTGGATCCCGACTACATCGATGTGATCAAGTCGCGCTTCGGCGCCGACTTCGACCCCGGGCTGATTCCGGTGCTGCCGTTCCAGACCGGCGTGAACAAATGGCACGCCACGTTCGGTCTGGAGTCGCTCGGCGTCGAGCTGAGCCACGGGAAGTGGATCATCCCGAACGACAAGTACAACCTCAAGGAGATGACCGGGACCATCGATCCCGAGGTGCTCGCATGGATCAGCGAGATGCGCGGCTACGACCGCAACGCGCACACCGGCGACCGCCTCATGTCGGCCTGGTTCGCCCGCGAGGGTGGCCGCGGAACCTTCGGCCGCAAGACGAAGGTCACCGCCCGCGTCTTCGCCGCCCGCGACCCGAAGGCGGCGCCCGAGCTGCCCGAAGGCGAGGCTCCGGCGGGATGACCAGAGCGGCACCGAAGCTGCAATCGTCCTGGTGATGGACGAAGCGATGCAGTGGGCGGTGAAGATCTTCTCGGAGTCGTGGATGCCAGTCACGCCCGCCGCGCCGAGGTGGTTCGCCGATACGCCGGAAGAGCGCGAGCACGTGAAGTGGCTGCGTTGCGCCGGGTACATGCGCGAGATCAACGCGAGGGGCGTCGTGTGCTTCAACCAGGAAGGCATCGACGCTGTGCTCGCGGCGCTGAAGATCCAAGCGGCGCCGACCTGACCTTCGCCTACAGCGGCGCCGCGTGTATACCGGCAGACGCCCGGCGCGGAACCTGCAACATCTGAATCCCCACAATGAACGAACAGCGCGACCGCTGGCCCAAGAAGACCCCTCAGCAACTGCATCCGGCGATGATCGCCGGCCGCGTCCCTCCCCATGACCTCGACGCCGAGGCCGCCGTGCTCGCCGCCGTGCTGCTCAGCAAAGAGGCTCTCGATCGCGTGCTGGAGATCCTGAAGCCCGAGCACTTCTACAGCGACGCCAACGGCGCGATCTTCGACGCCGCCATCCAGCTCTCGCTCGTCGGAACGCCGATCGACATCGTCTCGGTCGCCGGCTACCTGCGCGATCGCGAGAAGCTCGCCGGGATCGGCGGCGCCTCGTACCTCGCGCAGATCGCCGACGCGACGCCGGCCGTCGCGCACGTCGGCACGCACGCCGAGATGGTCTTCGAGAAGTGGCGGATCCGGCACCTCATCGCGGTGTGCCAGAAGATCTCGGCCGAGGGCTACGGCGACTACGGTGTCGCTCAAGAGTTCATCGATTCGGCGGCGATCGTGATGGCCGATCACGCGCGCTCGCGGAAGGCGAGCGCGATGATGCCCCTCAGCCTCGTCCTGCGCACGTCGATGGGGCAGCTCGCGGATGCCGCGCAGCGCGGCGACGGGATCACCGGGCGCTCGACGGGCTACCCGAAGTTCGACGAGAAGACCGCCGGGCTCCACGAGGGCGACCTCAGCATCATCGCCGCACGCCCGGGCATGGGGAAGACGTCGTTCGTTCTCAACCTCGGCGTCAACGTCGCGGCTCCCATCTCGACCCCCTCGGTCAACCCGGAGACCGGGCTCCCCGTCGACCTGCTCACCCCTGGCGCCGGCGTGATCGTCTTCTCGCTGGAGATGCCGCGCGAGCAGCTCGCGACCCGCATGGTGTGCTCCGAGGGGCGCGTCGACCTCGGCAAGGTCCGCAAGGGGTTCTTGACGCCCGAAAGCTGGTGCAGGCTCACAGAAGCCGCGAGCTTCCTCGGGAGCTTGCCGTTCTGGATCGACGATACCCCCGCCATCGGGCTGACCGAGGTGCGGTCGAAGGTTCGCCAGGTGCAGGCGGAGTACAACCGCGAGGCGACCGCGACCCAGCCCGAGCGAAAGATCGGGCTGGTGGTGATCGACTACCTCCAGCTCATGAAGGGCCGTGACGGGGTCAACAGCCGCGAGCAAGAGATCAGCGAGATCTCCCGCGGGTTGAAGCAGCTCGCCAAGGAGCTAAAGATCCCGGTCATCGCCCTTTCGCAGCTCAATCGGGCCGTGGAGACCCGCAACACGAAGGACAAGCGGCCGCAGCTCTCCGACCTCCGCGAGTCGGGCGCCATCGAGCAGGACGCCGACATGATCGTCTTCATCTACCGCGACGAGTATTACAACCCCGAGACGTCGAACGCGAAGGGCCTCGCCGAGCTGCTCATCGCGAAGCAGCGCAACGGGCCGACCGGCAAGGTGATGGTGAAGTTCACCGCCGCGTACACGCGCTTCGACAACCTCGCGTTCGGCGATTACCCAGAGATGCTCGACGACGAGTAGGGACGATTTCGGGTGTCCTTGCTATCCGATATGCGGCAGCGTATAGTCGGCGTCCACGACGAAAGGACACCGCATGCGTAAGGGCTATTTCACCGAAAATTTGATGTGCGCGCTGTCCGAGGAAGAAGTCGACCAGCGCGGGCGCGAGGCGGCGCTCCTCGGCGTCGAGATCGAGGAGTTCAAAGACTCCTCGAAGACGATCAAGTCGAAGCTCACCGCTGACGAAAAAGAGATGACTCAGCGTCTCTACCGCCTCGGTCACGCGTGCAAGAACGCTCAAGAGGAGCGCCCCGTCTCCTGCCACGAGGTGGCGAACAACGCGCGGTTCACCGTCGAGACGGTCCGGAACGACACGGGCGAGGTCTCATCCACCCGCGCGATGACCGAAGAAGAGCGTGAGAAGGTCACCACGCAGGGGAACCTGTTCGTGGTCCCGACGGAGACGTCGGCGAACGTCGCGAGCCTCGATCGTCAGCGCGAGCTGAAGGCGCGGAAGAACACCGAGGCTGTCGAGCCTCCGGCCCCCAAGGTAGCGGCGGCGGCCGCGACGCCCGAGCCCGGGCCGTTCGCGCCGGACCCCGACGAGTTCATCGGGCCGGCCTTCGACGACGAGCTGCCGCCGCACTGAAGCGCGCTCAGCGTCGCGGTGAGCAAATTCAAAAGACTGCGACAGGCCCGGGAGAAGAGGCACGCTCATGGCTGAAACGGCGATCGAATGGGCGCGCAACGCTGATGGGTCGCGCGGGTGCACGTGGAACCCGACGCGCGGGTGTCGCCGCGTCGACCGCGGGTGCAAACACTGCTACGCCGAGCGACTGGCCGGCTTTCGCCTCTCCGGCGAGGGCATGCCCTACGAGGGGCTGGTCACGCTGAAGCGCAAGGGCTCGACCGTCGAGCCGAGCTGGACGGGAGATGCGCGGCTGATCGAAGGGCTCCTCGACCAGCCGCTCCGCTGGCGGAAGCCGCGCACCATCTTCGTCGACTCGATGAGCGACCTCTTCTTCGAGCCGATCACCGACACCGAGATCGCGCGCGTGTTCGGCGTCATGGCGCAGGCCACCTGGCACACGTTTCAGGTGCTCACCCGGCGGATCGGGCGCGCGCGCACCCTGCTCGACACGTTCACGCACGACAGCGTGTTCTCCGCGCTCCATGCGGCGCCGGCGGGAGCGCCGCCTGTGGTCGCCGCCGACGTGAAGCGCCGTCAGGCCAGGCGCTGGCCGGCCGCCCAGACGGCCGGCTGGCCGTGGCTGTGGCCGTTGCCGAACGTCTGGCTCGGCACGAGCGTGATCGACCAGGAGACCGCCGACGAGCGCGTCGCGGAGCTGGTGCACACGAAGGCGGCTGTGCGCTTCGTCTCGTACGAGCCGGCTCTCGGGCCGGTGAGCATCCGAAAGTCGTTGGAGCGGGCGCTCGGGGCCGGGGGATGGGGCCCCAAGCCGCCGATCGACTGGATGATCGTGGGTGGCGAGAGCGGGCCGCGCGAGCTGGCCGAGCCCTTCGACATCCGGTGGATGGCCGACATCACCGCCGAGTGCCGCGCGCTCGGGATCCTGGTCTTCACCAAGCAGCTCGGGACGAACCCCTACGACGGGTTCGCGCTCTGCAACGCGTGCGGGCACGCCAGGAACGAGCACGCCCCCCAGCTCCCCGCGCCGTGCTGGAATGGCGTGCCCGAGGAGGTCAGGATGCCCCGCGCGATCACCCGCGGATGGGTCGAGGCGATGAACCAGCGCCCGGGGTGCAAATGCCTCGGGTTCGTGGGGACTCACGCTGATCTGAAGCTCAAGCACCACAAGGGCGCTGACCTGCTCGAATGGCCGAGTGGGCTTGCCGTCCGAGAAACACCGAGGTTGACCCCATGACGCCGATGGCCCCCATGACGCCGATGGAGACTTCGCGGGAAGCTCGCCGTCGCCGCGACGTACGGGTGCGCGAGGGCGACGGCATCCGCACCGTGAAGCCGGAATGGTTGGAGGACGAGCGCATGGCGGCCGCGAGCGACGCGGCGAGGGTCCTATCCATCGGTCTGATTTTGCTCGCCGACGACCACGGACGGGGCCGGGCCGCGCCCGCCTATATCGCGTCGAAAATCTGGGGGTACGCGGACGATTCGCGAGAGTCTCGCGAGGGTCTCGGGAGGATCGCGAGGGCTCGCGATGCTCTCGCGGAGCTGGCCGCGATCGAATTTGTCCAGCTCTACTCGGTCGACGGGCAGAGCTACTACGCGATCCGGTCGTGGCGCCGTCACCAACGCGTGGACCACCCGGGCCAACCCAGGGTGCCGCTACCGCCCGTCGCCTCATCCGTGGAACTGCCCGCGGTCGAGGTCGAGCTCCAGCCGGTCGTGCCGCCCGCCTCGTCGGCGGAGCTGCCGGTCGCCTCGCCCTCGTCGGCGGAGCTGCCCGCGCCGCCGGTCGCCGCGATTGTGGAGCCCGTCGCGCCCGCCGAGGCGGCGCTGAACTTGCATCTCGGCTGAGCATGACAGGCAAATATCTGGTCGAGTGCATCGCGGGGCGCCTCCGCGGGCACGGGTTGGAGGTCAAGGTGGTCGAGGTGGCCGACCCGCCTCCGCCCCCTCCAACCCCCCAGTGGGACCTCTATCCGGGATGCTTCGGCGCGTCGCCGCCCCACTACCGGCGGGGCCGCCCTTTCAAGCCGTGGTCGGGAAGGCCCGTGAACGCGAAGACCGGCGAGTTGGCGAGCTGCTGTGACGAGCCGCCGGCACCGCCGGCACCGCCGCCGACTCGCGTGCGCCTCACCGCGCGCGCCGGCGTCGCCGAGGCGCTCGCTGAAAGCGCAGAGATCCGCACCGCGCGCGAGCGCCTGATCCTGCTCGCTGTCGACCGCGGGTTTCCGGCGAAAAGCCTCGTCGAGGCGCGGGACCACCTGCGCGAGCGAAGCAAGGCGAACAAGGTTTATTCCGTGTCCCTAGACATCGATCTCGAAGCGCTCGAAGCGCTCAAACCCTGCCTGTTCACGGCGCACGTCTACGCCGTGACCGAGAAGATCTTGACCGCGCTCGGGCTGAGCTACGCGAAGCGCCGGCTCGTTCGTCCCGAGGAGGCTCCGCTCGCCGCGACCACCGCATTCTGCATTCACCCTGACGGAGCATCGCACCAGCTCCCGAATCAGGTCTGGCCGCTCAACATCAACATCAACATCGTGGCGAAGGAAGGTCGCGTCGGCGACGTGCTTTTCGAGGCGCACTGGATGCTCGACTCCGACACGCTCGAGGAGCGTCTCGTCTTCTTTCCTCGCCTCCCGCTCCCCTCGCCCTCCACAAGCGTCACCCCGTCGCCTCCATGAGCGGCGATCTCGACGATGCCGCAGTACGGTTCGACGAGCCGGCGGACCGCCGAGAGTGCGTCGCCGCGCCGAAGCTCTGCTTCGTGGTCGAGTGCAAATTCAACCTCACGTGGGCGATGTCGCCGCGGGGCGTGTCGCCGACACGGTGCATGCTTCAGCATGCCGACGCGACGAGCACGCGCGACATCGGTGCTGTACTCGGAATCGAGCACAGCACCGTGCGCGTCACTATAGTAAAGGCCCTCGCAAAGTTGCGTCGCCGCCCGGAGCTACGATGAGCCATCAGATCGACTTTATCTCCACCGTGGGTCGCCAGGCCGTGTTCGAGGGGCTTGCGCCAAACAGGTACCGGTACCGGCTCATCATCCCGTGGGGGGATCCGTGCAACCGCTGCATGTTCGTGATGCTCAACCCCTCGACGGCGGACGCGACGCACGACGACGCGACCATCCGGCGCTGTCGCTCGTTCGCCGAGGCGATGGGGCACGAGGCGATCGACGTGGTGAACCTCTTCGGGCTGTGCTCGACCGACCCGCGCGAGCTGAAGCGCGCGCTCGCCGAAGGGCGCGATCCCATCGGCCCGAAGAACGACGGGCACATCGTCGAGGCGATGGCGACGGCGCGGACCATCGTCTGCGCGTGGGGCACCCACGGCGGCCTTCTCGGGCGCGATCGCCAGGTGCGCGCGCTGCTCGAAACCGGACAGCGATTTGCAAAGGCTCCGCCGATCGTCCGCCTCCCCAAGGCGCTCACCCCCGTCCCCTGGATCTGATCTCCTGCCCCCTCCCCTCTGACGTATCTTCGAGAGAACACCCGACAATGAGCACCCCCGCGCGCGTATTCATGTACCTCGTGCTCGACACGAGACCGAAGTGGCCTGTCGTACTCGGCACCTTCATCGACGAAGACCCCGACCACGCGACGAGGGTTGCGTCGAATTTCCCGGGGCTGTCGTGCAAGCTGCTCTACGAGGAGAGCGCCGAGACCTTCGAGGCTGCTATGGTTGCCATTCACGAGGGGCTGCCTCGGTGGGAGCAAGACCTGCTCATGCCGCTCGACGCGGTGCTCCGGCGCGCCGGGATCGGGTCTTGGCGAGCGGCACCGGACCCGCCGCCGCCGCCGACCGTCACGCTCCAGTACGACGATGCGGCGCGCCTGTTCTCAAGCATCGTGCAGGGGAACCAGCATGTGCGCGAGCTGCAAACCAGGCTGACCGAGGAGCTGTTCGCTCGCCGGCGCTGGGACCGACAGACGCAGGTCAGCGAGTTCTTCGTCATCGCCGGCCAGCACCGCGCCACCTTCCCGAAGGTACCGGACGATGCGATCGTGCGCTTTCGCCTGCGCCTGATCGCCGAGGAGTTCATCGAGCTGATCGAGGCCGCGCTCGGGAAGCCGTCCCCGACCGACCGCGACGCCTGGCATGGATGGAACCACCTCGGTGACCTCCTCGCGTACATCGAGACGGGGCCGATCTATCTGGAGCTGCCGGAGTTCACGAAGGAACTCGCGGATCTCGACTACGTCGTCGAGGGGGCGCGCTGCGCCTTCGGGATCGATGGAAACCCGATCGCGGCGGCCGTGCACGCCTCGAACATGGCGAAGGCCGGCGGCCCGCGGCGCGAGAGCGACGGCAAGATGATGAAGCCACCTGGCTGGGTGAAGCCGGACATCGCCGGCTTGCTGGTCGAGCAGGGGTGGAGCGAGCGGCGCGGGTTCACGCTGAGCGAGCACGTCCGCGCCGACTTCGACGAGTAGGGCGATGGGCGACTACGGCAAGCCCAAGGAAGGCCCGTCGTGAAGCTCATCGGCTACGAGGGAGGTGGCCCACAAGGCGCCTTCGACCTCGACTGCGGCGCGGCCGCGATCACCGACGCGACCCGGCTAGTCAACGCGAGCACGCGAGGCGCCGGGCCGATCGAAGATGGAGCGCGTCTCGCCGAGGAGGGACACCTCACGCTCCTCGCCACGCCGCTCGAAATCCCCGACGAGGTCGCGGCCCGCGCGCTCTACGTCGCCGTGCTCAGCCAGGCGTGCCTGTTCCTGGTCGAGCAACCGTGGCAGGTCGAGGGGTGGTGTTGGAAGAGCGAGAACGATGGCTTTCTCGTTCTGCTCTTCGACGGGTTCGACGCTTTCAATCGCTGGGGGAAGGCCCTGATCAGGGAGTCGCTGATCCCCCTGATGACCGCGTGCACCAGCCTGGACCTGCTCGGGCGACTGAGCAGGATCGCAAACACACTGGACGCTAATCGACGACGGGCACCTCGCGGCGCTGCGTCTGGCTCTGCTGTACCGCACGGACGTCTCCACATGGCCGCGCTTCGCGGCCATGTGCGAGCGCGCGCGCGCTCGGCTCACGGTCGACGAGCGCGCGCGCGCTTCGACAGCGTACTCGTCGAGACGACCGACAGGATCGCCCGGTTCGCAAAAAGTAGCGACACCACGACGTGAATGTCGCGGTCGATTTTGCCTCGTTTACAAGCAATTCTGAGATTCTCAGAAAGTCAATATGACACGTCGATCATACCGTCACGACATCGAAGGTCTCGCGATCCCGAGCCCCGTCCTGAAGTGGGTCGGCGGGAAGTGGGTCGTCGCCGAGCAGATGGAGCGCCTGCTTCCGAAGGCGGAGACACTCTCCGAGTACCGCGAGCCCTACTTCGGGGGCGGGGGCATGTTCTTCCGCTTCTTCGCCGACGTGCGGCCCGCGATTCTGAGCGACATCAACTGGCGGCTGATCGACGCGTACATCGCTCTGCGCGATCACGTGGAAGAGCTGATTGACGCCCTCGCCGAGGAGCAGACGAAGTACAGCCCCGCGCGCTACTACGAGATCCGCGCGCGCCTGAACCTGGAGCGGCAGGATCGCCCGCGCGTGCTGACGCTGATCGAGCGCGCCGTCGGGGTCTTCGTGATCTCGAAGTGGGGCTACAACGGCGTCTGGCGCGAGCGGCGCGACGGCGGGATCAACACCCCGGTCGGCAGCCCCGAAAAGGATGGGAGCGGGCGCCGCCTCTTTGACCCGAGTCACCTGCGCGTGACCTCCGCCGCGCTGCAAGGCGCCGAGCTGTACGCCCGCCGCGCGGCGGAGACGATCGCCGGCGTCCGGCGCGGCGGGCTGGTGTACCTCGACCCGCCCTTCGCCGCGACGTTCACGGGCTACAGCGCCGAGGGCTTTTCCTATGGCCCTCCCACCAAGGCGAAGCCGGGCATCCTCTCCGATGGGAGCCAGCTCGCGGAGGATCTCCGCAAGATCCACGACGCCGGCGCCTTCTTCGCGGTGTCGAACAGCGACAGCGCGATCGCCCGCAAGACCTTCCGGGCCTGGCCCTCGCGCAAGGTGACCGCGGCGCGCTCGGTCACCTGCAAGGCCTCCGAGCGTACCGCCGTCACCGAGCTGGTCTTCAGAAATTATCGGCGCACCCGCGCCGGTGTGATGGAGATATACCCGGCCGTATGACGCGCCGCGCTCGCCCCACCCATCGCGCGTCGCGCGCTCGCGCTGGAACAGATCCTGCGGACGGCGAGGGCATGTCCGAGGCTCTCATGGTCTCATCGTACGACGCTGGTGCGCCGACACCGATCCAGAAGCTGTCCATGTACCGAGAAACCCTGTGCGCCGACGTCACGGCGCAGCAGACGTTGTTGGTCGACGGCGTCGGGCTCCTCTTTCTTCTCGATGCGATTCTCGCGCAGGGGAAAGCGCTCTCGGAGACCGAGGGGCAGAAGCAGTACGTGGCGACGGCGACCACCATCGGCGAGGGCGGTAAGTTTTTCCTGCGCGTTCCCACTGTCTTCGACATCACCAAGGCGTAAATGAAGATCACGTACCGCTCTGTGCTCTCGGTCTTTCGACTCGCGAGCGACATCCTCAACAAAATTCCGAACAAGGAAGACGGGCCTCTCGACATCTTCTTCAAGCTGCTCGCGATCGGGGACAGCCTCGACAAGCAGTACGGCAGCAAGAAGTTCGACGTGCTCGATCGGTTCAGCCTCGAAGAGCGCACGAGTAGCACCTTCGTGAAGCTCTTCTTCGGCACGCAGATGAGCAGCCGATTCAAGATCACCAAGTTCAAGTGCAATGAGCACAGCGACTTCGTGCGCGCCGAGTCCCCCGACGGCGAATCGCTCTTCTTCCAGGAGCACACGTGGGGCGGGAAGCCCGAGATGTCGCCGACGTTCTACTACACCGAGAAGTTCAACTTTCCCGGGGCGATGAATCAGCTCTGGGAGAGCTACCCGAGCGGCCTTTACCTCGCGGTGATGCCGGCGCGCTACGGGGAGATGGAGACGACGTTCGACAGCGTGCCGAGGAACGAACCGGTCGTCATGAGCGCCAAGGGGCGCGCGCGCGCGGTCGAGTACGTCGAGATGCACCGCGCCGCGCGCGCGCGCGGGAAGCACCGCGCCTACCTCTTCGTCGGCCCACCGGGAACCGGCAAGAGCGACCTGGCGCAGCGCATGGCCCACGCTCACGGCGGGCGGATGCTCAACCTCGACGCCAGCTCGGTCACGCAGATCGACCCGAAGGAATTCGGCTTCCTCCTCGACACGCTGCGCCCCAACTTCCTCGTGCTCGACGACTTCGACGAGGCGCCGGTGGATGGCGCGCGCTCCCGTCTGCGCACGCTCTTCGCGCACCTGAAGCAGGCGCACTCAAGCTGCTCGATCGTCATCACGGTCAACAACCCGATCAAGGTCGACTTCGCCCTTCTGCGAAGCGGCCGCATCGACGTGCCGGTCGACTTCGAGCTGCCCGATACCGAGGAGCGCCGCGACCTCATCGATCAGCTCCTCGCGCACCACGAGATCCGGCTTCTCCCCGCCATCGTCGACGATCTGGTCACCCGGTCGGACAAGTTCGACCACTCCGACATCGTCGAGCTGTGCGGTCGGATGCTCGACGAGTCCCCCGAGGCAGCGCTGAAGTCGGTGGCGCGCCTCTGCGAGCTGGCCGAGGCCGCGGCAAAGGCGGGGCAAGGTCCGCCGGGCGCGCCGGGCGACTCGAAGAGCGCCTCGCCCGACCCGATCTGCGCGCGATGATGAATGGTGGGCGCCCGCTCCCCCGTCGCTCGGGACTTTGAAGTGTGAATAGCCATGCCGGCGCCCTCAGCGCGGCCGTATGGGCTCATACGCGCGAGAAGGCCTCGCGCAAGAAGAAGAGAAAGACCTGATGCCCGAGATCGCGCTCGACGACCTTCGTACGATTCATGAGCTGCTCGCGCCGGCGGCGACCACGCCCCCGCAGCTCCTCGCGGTGATCGAGACCGCGATCACCCTGCACTCTCCTGGCGTCCAGGTGTTCCACCTGGAGCTGCCGACAGGCGCCGAAGAACGCGATCGCGTGAAGGCCCGCAAGAAGTCCGGGCTCGGCGCCAAGGTGGTTGCGTGGGCCCCGAGCATGAACGAGTACAGCGGCATGCTCGGATGGCAGAGGGCCAAGATCCGAACCGCCATCGACACCTTCATCAAAGACTCGATCCCCCACTGGCCGAACTGGTTCGCCGGCCACAAAACCGAGGCGAAGATCGTCGACAAAAAGAAGGGTCTCGCGACGGTGAAGGTGGTCGTGAAGACGCGAATCGGCGGCCGCAAGCGCATGGTCCGCGTGACCCGGTTCTCGCCGCGCAAGCTCGACGAGCTGAGCGTGGACATCATCGGCGGGAAGATCCCCCTCGACCGGCTGGTCGAGGCGGGGATCCTGGTCGACGACGACCCGATCGCCCTGATCCGCGAGACGGCATGGTACCCGTGCGGGGATAGTCAGCCGCGGGTCGTCATCGAGGTCTTCGAGCTTCCGGGCCGGCCCATCGTCGAGCGAAAGAAGCACTCGAAGCGACTGGTGGCTGATGGTCTGATCGCCGGCGCCCCCGCGCGCCCCCGCGCGCCCCCGAAGACGGCCACGAAGAGGCGGCGGCGACCGATTAAGACTTCTTCGCCTTCGGCGTGAAAGCCTTCGACGTGCGCACGTATACGGCCGCGTAGCTGCGCTCCGTCTTCCTACGCTTGCCGTTCAACGCGATGCAGCCGGCCTTGGCCAGGTCGTGCATACGGGCGCGCGCCGTCTGGTGCGGGATGCTGAGCGTCTGCTCGACCTCGTAGCAGGTCAGCCCGTTTTTCTTCGCCGCGTCGAACGCTTCGAGAATGACCTCGACCACGTCGCGCGCGGGCGGGACATCACCTTCCGGGATCGTCTGAATGCTCTTCCGAATGCGATCCAGCTCTGCACCCCCCTTGGGGGTGTCCCAAGCATCCTCGGGGATTCCGTGGGGAGCTTCCTCGATCGGGTTACGCGCGGTCAGCAGTCGCAGCCCGCGCCGCATGACGCTTTCCGGCTGCCAGGTTCCCGTCTCCCATCGCGACCACGTCGGCTGCTCGACATGGACGATCGCCGCCGCGGCCCCCTGTGACATAGGCCGACCGTTCTCCACGACCTGCTTCAACCTCCATTTTTTCAGTAGCTCGATCGACTTCATACGGTCGAGTATGATCAGGAGCGACAACGGGGTCAAGACTTTCGCCGGGTTGCACCTTGCTCGACGCTATACCGTGCCGTATAATGTCGAACGTAATAGACGCAAACAGCCATCAGAACGACGCCGAGGTGGCTGTCGTTCGAGGAACATCACGATGAACGATCAAGTACATCCCCGCCCCGCCGGCGGCATGGTCGCCATGCGGCTCGACTCTGCCAACATCATGAGCTTGCAGGGCTCTTTCCGCGAGTCGCGCGACCTGAACGCGAAGCTCGTGTGGGCGTCTCAGAACCTGAACCTGATCACGCCCTCTCCGCAGGTCGGGGCGCTCCCGATGGGGTGCGAGGTGGTCATGGTCGCCATGATCATCGACCCCGACACCAAGCGCGGCGACGTCTATCAGGTGACGGGTGGGCTCGCGCTGAGCGCCGTCGCGATCTCCAAGATCGCGACGGCGCTCGGGATCTCCTGGAACCCCATCTTGAGTCGTCGGACGGACGACGGCTCGAACCCGCACTACTGCGCCTGGCGCGCGGTCGGCACGTACAGACACTTCGACGGGTCGCCGCAGACCATCGTCGGCAACAAAGAGATGGATCTGCGCGACGGGTCGCCGCAGATCGAGGCGATCAAGGCCAAGATCAGGGACGGGAAGGATCCGACGGCGCAGCTCCGCGAGATCCGCTCGTTCATCTCGGCGCATGCCGAGACGAAGGCGCGACTTCGCGCGGTCGCGAGCATGGGCGTCAAGCGCTCATACCAGCCTTCGGATCTGGCGAAGCCGTTCGTGGTCGCCAAGCTCCAGCTCACGGGCCGCGTTCCTGGTCGCCCCGACATGGAGCGGTTCTTCGCGGGCGAGCTGTCGCGGTCGATGCTCGGCGGATCGTCGATGCTCTTCGGTGAGGCCCCCGTGGAGACCGATCATGGGCAGGCGCCTCCGCCCATCGGCGCGATCGCGTACGACGACGACGACATGGCGGCGGCGGCAGAGACCTACGGCCAGAATGCCGAGCATGGCGCGCCGCCGCCGGCACAGCCGCCCGCGCGCTCGCAGGGCGGCTACGGGCCTTCGCAAGCGCAGCCGCCCGCGCGCTCGCAGGGCGGCTACGGGCCGCCTCCGGGGCAGGGCGACACGGCCGGCGGGGATCATGGGTATGCCGAGGCGCCCCCCGCGCCCGCGCCCACGTTTCGCTACGGGACCAAGAAGGGCTCCCCGCTGAACTCGTCCGACATCACGGTTCGAGATCTCGACTGGTACGCCGGTTCGATCCGGAAGTCGGTCGACGAGCCCGACAAGGAGCGGTTCCGTGCTCAGAATATCGCTCACCTGGCCGAGGTCGACGCCGAGCTGCGGGCCCGCCAGGGCGGCTACCCCGACGACGGCCAGGCGCCGGGGCAGGGCAACTTCGACGACATCCCGATCGGCGCGGGCGCCCGCCCGAGCGCATCGCGGTAGTCGCTGACGGCCAGCGGAGGGCCCCTCCGCTGGCCCCTGGCGCGCCTCGACGTGCGCCCCATCCCTCCCCCTCATCGCCGCCCCGATCACGCGTCCTGACGCGCGAATGGCACCTTTTCTGCAAGACGTACGCAGCGAAGGCACGCCGCAGGTACCCATGAACGACATCTACACGGTAGCGATGCTCGGTGATTCCCACGTGAAGATGGGCAACAGGTGGGATGAGACGTGGCGACTTCACGACTGGTTCGCGGCCGATTGTCGTCGCCGCGGCGTCGATCTGGTGTGCCACACCGGCGATCTATTTCACACGGGCAGTACCCCCGACGAACGGAATCGGGTGATCCCTTGGCTCACGGGGATCGCCGAATCGTCACCCGTCGTCATGGTGCGAGGCAATCACGACTGCGAGGGTGATCTCGCGGTCTTCGGCAAGCTCCGCTCGAAGCACCCCATCATCGTCGAGGAGGGGTGCGGGGTGCACCGCGTGGTCCACGGCCGCGGCGAGGATGGGCAGCCGCTCCGCGCCGGCGTGCACGCTGGCGTGGCCGCGCTCGCCTGGCCGCGCAAGGCCGAGATGATCGCCAGGATCGACCGCCAGGCGGGATCCGTGGTGAGCATCGAGGACACCGGCGTGCTCGCGCGCGAGGGCCTCCAGAACGTGCTCCGCGGTCTCGGCGTCGGGCTCTCGCAGACCGACGGGCCCCGGATCCTGATCATGCACGCCATGGTGCGCGGCAGCGTCACCAGCACCGGGCAGCCGCTCGTCGGCTGCGACATGGAAATCTGCCTCGAAGATCTGAGCCTCTGCGACGCCGACTTCATCGGCCTCGGCCACATCCACAAGGCGCAGGAGTGGTCGATGAGCATCGAGGGGCGCGCGGTGCCGATCGTCTACACCGGCTCGCCGCGGCGCACCGCGTACGGCGAAGCGGAGGACAAGGGCTACGTGCTCGTGACGTTCGAGCGCGGCGACGCCTCGGCCTCCGGGCGCCGGTGGCGCATGGCAAAATGGGAGCGGGTGCTGATGCCGGCGCAGCGCATGATCCTGGTCGAGGATGAATGGGGCTTCGATCCCGACGCGCCGGCGGAGACGCCCGGGTGGCTGGTCGGCATGCACGGCCTCGGCTCGACCGCCGAGATGAGCGGGGCCGATGTCCGCCTGCGCTACACCGTCAACGCCGACCAGCGCGACGCCGCGCGCCGGGCGATCCCGGCCATGGAAGCCCACCTACGCGCCGAGGGGGTCGCGGTGCTGAAGGTCGAGGAGGTGCTGCGGCCGACGACGCGCGCGCGCGCGCCCGAGGTCGCCGCGGCGCTGACGCTGCCCGAGAAGCTGAAGCAGACGTGGAAGGCGCGCGGCATCACGCACACGCCCGAACGCGAGCTGCGTCTGCTCGATCTCATCGTCGAGCTGGAGCGCGAGGTCGCGCAGAAGCCGGAGGTCGAGAGTGCGCTCTGATGAGCAGATCGATCGCGTCCTGAAACAGGCCACCCCGGGTCGGATGTTCCGGCGCCGCTGGGGCGCTGGTCGAGCGTGCTACGGCGTGCTCGTCCAGGTCGACGTTCAGCTCGGCGTGGATAGCAGCCTCCGCGGGAAGCTGGTCACGCTCGCCGATCTGAACGACACGTCGAGGCGCCGCCAGAGGATCGACGTCGACCTCTTGAACCTGCCGGAGTCGAACTGGGCGCCCCTCTTCGTGTCGAAGATCCGCGCGCGGGCGAGGCGAGCGTGACGAGCGAAGCGGTCTCACCCGCGCGACACGCGCTCGACGCGCAGATCATCTTGCGCCTCGGCCGCCGCGACGTGCGCGCGTGCGCCGCGAGCGGCGGGGTGCTCTACCACGCGCTCGCGATCGACCTGCTCCTCGACGCGCGGGTGGTGGGGTACGTGCCCCAGTCTGCCAGGACCGACCCCACTCTCACGGGGGACCATTGACCCCACTATTCACGGCACCGTGGTCGATCTGGGATCGAGTTGGTTCGGGCACTCCGCCTTAACGCGGTACGTGGCGGTTCCCGGATACGGGGTGCCCGTGTCCCACACCAAGATGTGAGTGATGCGCTGGCCGTTTTCCGGCCAGCGCTTGTACCATCGACCGCACCAGCACTCCCACGCGCCTTGACCCGACTTGCCCATGGATCGGACCACGGCGACCTTGCCACAGGGGCAGGCGACGGCTGCGTTGTTGCCGTAGACGCTGGTTGGGGTTGCGGTTGGTTCGCGCTCGGGCGGCTCGGGCGTGCTCTCGTTCTCGCTCATCCGCGAAGCCTACGCCTTCGGCGGCTCGATCTGGATGCCGAAGAGATCGAGCTGCACGTAGCGGCGAGGCTTCGCCGGAGGCGCGACCCACGCGAGGAGATCGAGCTGCCCGGCCGGGCCTGACGCTACGGGCACAGTGACGTGGACGCGAGGCTGAGCGGGCGCGACGGGAGGGGGCATCGGTCCGGGCGACGTCGGCGCGGGGCCTGACGGGCTCGCCCCTCCGCCAACGACGCGAAGGAACCCCCGACCGCCGGGCAGCTCGCGCGAGGTCGTCGCGGGCGCGCGGTGCGCGAGCGGTTGCGCCACGGGCTTCTCGGTTACTCCAGCGGCCATTGCTGGGGTGACGCGGAGCGTGCGGACGACGTGCCCGAGGTTGTACCAGGCGTAGTTGAGCGCGACGGCGGCGCGGTGGTTCTCGATCTTCTTCGAGAAGGCGTAACAGAGGCGCCGGATGCGGCCGATGTGATGGCGCATCGTGCCGTTGTTCCGCTCCACGTAAGCGGTGCTCGCGCGGTCGAGATCGGGCGTGCCGAAGATCGCCTTCTTGGTGATGAAGGGGTCGCGCGGGGGCTCGTAGCGGTAGTCCTCGCGCCGCCCTCCGCTGCGGTAGTTCTTCACGGTCTGGGCGTAGTCGATGCTCGGCCCGAAGTTGGCGCCGATGGCCTTGATGTAGGGCGCGAAGCCGTCCGACGTCATCGCGGGCATGACCACCAAGCGGGCGCGCACGTCGGCCATGAACACGTTCATGCTCGCCTGGTCGCGCTTGCCCACGTGGAACGAGATCACCATGCGGCTCGACGCGTCCAGCGCGACGAACGTGTACGCCTCGCCGACGTCAGGACCGTCCTTCGCAGGGTCGACGCGCGCCTGCTTCTTCTGCACGTAGGACCAGATCTCGTCGACCTGGATCATGCTGCACGACAGGTCGCGCACGAGGCGATCGTGAAGGCGCTGAGCACCTGCGCCGAGGGCCAGTGCGAAGCGGCGGATCGTCTTCCGCTCGACGTCGGTCATGCGCTCGACGGCGCGCTCAGAGTTGCCGTCTACGAGAGCGGCGAGCACGCGAAGACGCTGCTCGGTCGACAGAAGGGACACGCGGGCCTTGCCTTCTCCGAAGGGCTGGCCCACGCTCCCGACTGCTAGGGCGCGAGGTGGGCAACCGCTTCGAGTTCAGGAACCCCGGGAGAGTTGATCGCTCTCTCGGGGTTCGTTTCGTTTACTGGCAACAACTATAGCAACGAAACGGCTTGTTCTGCAGGGCGAATGCGCATCATGCGGGACACTATATGTCCCACACCATGCGCAGCTTGGAGGGCGTGATGCGCGTTCGTTCACGCGGCGAGCCGACCAGTTCGGTTTTTTTCGCATGAAAAATCCGGAAGCCTCGTCGACGACGGCTCGCCCTTCCGCTAGAATGGCTCGCGATGGCCACGAAGCACAAAACGCGCAAAATTGTAGGGATCGATCTCTTCTGTGGGGCTGGTGGCCTGACGCTCGGACTCCGTCGTGCTGGCATTACAATTGTCGCAGGTGTCGACATAGACCCCGACTGTGAGTACCCATTCACCAAGAACAACGGCGCGGTGTTCCTATGTCGAAACGTCTACGATCTCAAGGGACCTGAACTAGAAAAACTGTATCCCAAGGGTGCGGTGCGCCTGTTGGCCGGGTGCGCGCCGTGCAAGCCTTTCTCTCCGCTAAGGCGAGGCTCAGACAACTCGGCCGAAGATGAATGGGGGCTTCTTGGCGAGTTCGGGCGCCTTGTAAGCGAATTGAAGCCTGAGCTAGTGACCATGGAGAATGTCGCACGCTTGGCAACCCAGGCCGTCTTCCTTCAGTTTGTGAAAAAGCTAAACGAGCTTGGTTACCATGTCGACTGGGATTCAGTGCATTGCCCCAAATTCGGGGTCCCGCAAAATCGGCGACGATTGGTGCTCGTGGCATCGCTTATCGGGCCGGTGTCAGTGCCGCGCGGAAGCCTATCCCCCAAGAACTTCAAAACCGTGCGCGACGCGATCGGATCACTCCCCCGGGTGAAGGCGGGCAAGAGCCATCCTTTGGATCCACTGCACGTGGCGCGCTCACTGTCTCCGACAAATCTCGGGCGCATTCAGGCCTCAAGGCCGGGGGGAACCTGGTTCGACTGGTCCCAGGAGTTGCGCGCGCCGTGCCATCGTGTAGAGACGGGCGAAACCTACGTGAATGTCTATGCGCGTATGGCCTGGGAGGAGCCTTCACCAACCATCACAACTCTCGCCCACAGCTTCGGCAGCGGTCGTTTCGGCCACCCTGAGCAGGATCGCGCCCTCACACTGCGTGAGGCGTCGATCCTGCAAAGTTTTCCACCGAAGTACTGCTTTGTACCACCCGGCGAGCCGGTTTACCTTCGGACCATTGGGCGGCTCATTGGAAACGCGGTTCCGCCGAAACTTGCTGCTGCTGTCGGCAAGGCACTCATCCAAGCGACATTATAGTGGTCATCAGAATGGATTGAATACGTGCGGCGGAAGATCAGCGGGAACGACGATGTGCGGGTACCACCCCGAAGGGGCGGACGCATCGCCCCAGTAAATGAGCACGAGAGTAAACCTCTTCGTGGCCTGTGCCCACCCCACCTCGTCGCCGCTCAACGCTCCACGAATGCGACGTCGCTGCACGTCGACCAGTTTGTTATTCTTGAATGGCCGGACATAGATGGTTCCTTTGTCGTTGTACTGACCAGCGGTTGCAGTCAGCAACGCCAACAACGCGGCAGTATCCCAGCGGCCAGAGTCGTCGTCACGAATGGGGACGAGTTGCACGATGTCTTTGACTACTTGCAACGGAACCTCTTGGAACCGGTCTTCTCGCTCAATCCCGCTGATTACGATGTTGTTCTTTTGAAGGATTCCAAAGATACGCTCGGTCGAACCAGCCTGAGATGTATCAACAACGTAGTTGGGCAGGATCTGCTTGACGTCTGAGCTGTACACGCGCAGTCCAGCTTCAAGCGCGTTCGGGCGAGTCGGTCGCGCGCCGTCTGGCTTCAGGATCGCGACGTTGCCGATGTCGCCATTCGTGATCTTCAGGAGCCCCCGCTTCGCAGGCTGGCTCAGCTTCGCGGAGCTGCTCGCCTTCTTGAGCTTGCTCGGTTTCACGGCATTGCTCTTCGCGACAACCTTGCTCGTCATAGTCACCCCTCCAGTCGCACGTAAAAATCCCACTCTTCGATCGGTGCGCCGAGCGGGCGCTGGAATTGATCAGCTTGCCGCTTGCCCATCGATGACAGCCCCGCAGACCGCACCGTAAGCACTCGTAGATTGCAACCGGCCCCGGCGAGCGCCTCCTGCATGATGTCCCTGGGCCGCGCCTTCCGGTCGTGAATGCCGCCGAACCGGATCATGAATCGGGCCCCCGGCAAACACGCCCGAGCCACGTTGGTCCACACCCCGGCGAGCTGTTCGGCAAACTCGGACGCGGACCCGTGGGAAAGCTGATCGGGGTGCTGATAGGTGGGGGCCTGTGGGCCGCCCAAGAACCAGTAGCGAAGCCACTGGTCGGGGACATATGTCCTCATTCCATAATAAGGCGGGGAGGTCACCACCATCGAGAACCGGGGCCCCAGTGCCGTCAGATCAAGCTTGCGGCTATCGCCGCAGAGCACGCTGAACGAAACCTCTGGCGGTGTTGCGCCGAAGTAATGGCGGGCCTTCCGCTCAACCAAGTCAGCCAGGCTAACTCGAACGGGTTCGAGTCCTCGTCGTGTCCAGAACCGGACAGCATAATCCGGCTTGGCTCCATAGGTACGCGGCATCTGGTTGGACAGGTAGGAGGGCGCGCCCTTGTTCCGCGGGCCGTGCAGGAGGCCGAGGATCAGCGCCCGGAGCGCCTTGCGAGCTGGCGACAGGTGATCAACGAGGAGCGCGGCGCGGACCCTGCACAACTCGTCGAGCGTGAGCGGGTGGTAGCAGTGCGCCCAGAACTCGCCCTCGGGCGGGCTCGCTTCCATCGGACCGGCGAGGATCTCGGCGCACGCTGCCGCAACGTCTCCGGCGGAGGTGGCGACCATCTTCCCCTCGGTGATCGCCGCGGCAACGGGGTTGCTGTCCACGCCAACGGAGCCGAGCCCGCGGAGGCGCGCGGCAAAATTGGTGCTGCCACGACCGCAGAACGGATCCAGGACCCAGTCACCAGCACCGAGGCGGCCGAGCTGCCTCGCCGGCACTGAAAGGGGAAACATGGTGAAATAAGGGCAGATGGCGTTCAGCCGCTCTTGATCACGCTCACCCGTCACCAGCTCGAGTCGACAAGGTTCCAAGTGGAGCCGACCGTACCGGATGCTCGGGGACCCGTCCAGCCGTGCGTGGGCAGATCAGCCGCGCG